CGCTCACCGCACCGCGTGCGGCGGCGACGGGGTACGGTCCCTTTTGTTTTCAGGGCGGATTAGAGGCCCAAAAGGCGGCTGATTTCGTGATCCAGCCGACGCGGAAGCTGCACCTCCACAGTGCGCTCGAACGCTTCGGCGGTTGCCCCGTCCACCATTTCCGCCGGGATGACCACACCGGACTTTTGCTTTTCCAAGTCCGTGCGGTTGCCGACCCGAAGGAAGACATGGCCACCCATGTTCAGCGAGACCCGCCCACGGGAAAAACTGCCACCCTTCAGGAAGGTGCTTTCGTACAGTTCGCGCTGGCCTCGCACCAGCGCACTCACGCCCCTGCGGGTTTCGCGGGGCTTGAAGTACTTCAGCGCCACATCGCCACCAGCGGCGGACATCGTATAGTTCAGGTCGGACCACGTGGAGCGCTTGACCTTGACCGCCTTGCGGATCGTCTTCTGTGGCAAGCTGGTCTGTCTGGCCAGCGTCCGGACAACTTGCGTGCGGGCCATGTCGCCTGTGCGGTTCAGCGCCCGGTTCACGGCCTTCGGCGCTTCCGCCCCCAAAGCCCCCAGCATGTTTTCGAACCGCTGCAGGCCCTTCACATCGACTTCGCCAACCCTGAACATCACCGGCCCTCCGTTCGGCTTCCGTCATAAAAAAGGCCAGCCGCAGGATTTCCGCGACCGGCCTTCAAACCGAGGGATAGGGGAAAGTTCATGCGCGCTTCATATCTGACTCCTTTGCTGGCGTTCAAATCATGCACACCCTTCAGACATGAAAAAGGCCCGCGCTTTCCAGCCGGGCCGTTTGATCCATTGCAGCAGCAGTGTCACAGGCGGCGGCGCTTTCGCGTGGGTGCCCGGACTTGACGGCATACAGTCGAAATCGGGTGCATCACATGCGACTTCGACTGTCCGGAAAAATGGCATGTATCTTTCAACAGTGGCCACCGAACCTTCGTCTGATTCCGACTGTTAAGGGAAGATGATGTATTCCGTCAACCCACCTTAACAATATCGAGTGCGTCTTAACATTCCGCCTAACGCGCCGCTTCCAGCAGGTCCGACCGAATTTCCACTTCGATTTCGCCCCCCAAAATGTTCAGAAGCGCCCGAACCGAAGGGCCTGAAGCATCGACCACCCGGACCTCCTGACCATCCAGCGCACCCGCCACCACGCGAACGGTATCACCCGCCGCGAACTCGCATCCCGTTTTCAGGTAGCGATGGCATTCCGGCGACAAGTGACCGCCCCCCCATTGCCGCATCAGGCGCATAACGCGGGCTGGAGGAATTTCCACCGGACGCCCGCCGGTGGCCATGACGCCAGAGACTACATCCAGTTCCATCAGGTCATGCCATCGGCTTTCCCCGACCGGCCAGCCCACGAATATCCAGTCCACCAGCAGCGGCTGCGACACCAGAACCTTTTCCGGACTAAGGCGGTTCTTGCGGCGCAGCACTTTCTTGATCGGCAGAAAGACTTCGAACCCCGCCCGGCGAAGAATGTGTTCGGGCAGGAACACCCGGTCGCCCGTGCCATCAACTCGCCTTTTGCGCACCCGGCCCGCGCGGTCGCGGTAGGTCTCAAAACTTCCGCCAACCGTGACTTTTCGGATGCCCCCGACCTGCTTGCGTTTCACCCGGCATGCGAACCACTGCATTTCCTGCGCTTCAATTTTACCCATAAGCACGGCCAGGGCCCCCTTCGCTCTGGCCAAGGTCAGCGATACGCTGGCACTTGGCGATTGCGGACAGGCGGCGCGACCGCCACTGGTCTTCGGCAGGGGCCAGCACGTCACCCCGCGCAAGCTTGGCGTCCAGATCCCGCAGTTGGCGCATCGCGCTATCCGCCTTTTCCTTGATGGTCTTCAGCTGCCACGCGCCCGGCCAACGCCGCGACACCCGCAGTTCCGCCAGAAGTTCCGGTGCCCACCCTCCGGTCAGGGCATCGAGGCCAATCTGGTTTGCAAGGACCGCGCGGATAAGCGGCGACGCATCATCGCCCGGCGGCTGGATTCGCGCCGCCCATTCCAGAATGCGCTGGCCAATCGGGAACCGGTCCTTGTCCTTGCCGCCCGCATTCGCGGCCACCTGTTCCTCCAAGGCCATCAGGTTCGCATCGGTCATGTAGGCCAGTCGGGCGCACAGGTCTTCCACCATGTCGCCAAACTGCGCCTTTGTCAGACTGGTCGGCCTTGCCAGCCCCCGTCGCATCAATGGGTCAACAAGCACCCCCTTGACCCTTTTTTCACCGTTTGCCTGTTCAGCACCGTCCATCGGTTCTTGCCCTTCTTCATTGCATCTGCCTCGGTCTCAAATGGCGCTTCGGTCGGTATTGGGGCGCTTTCGGCAATTTCGTTTTCTTTTATTTCTTCTTCTTTCCTTTCAGCCCGGAAGAAATCGGAGCGAACGAGGCGCAAAACGTGCAAATTCCATCCTAAACCTTCCGGTTTCCTTCCGGTTTCCTTCCGCGTTCCTTCCAGTTTCCTTCCGGCGGAAGAAACGCGGAAGGAAATCAGCCGCCGATTTCGGCCTTCCAGTCGATGCCTTCCTGCGCCAGCGAAAACGCTTCCAGCGCCTTGCGGATCATCACGGGGCGGCGCTGCCCCATGGCATCGAAGTGGTCCACCAAGAACTGGTCGAACTGCAGCACCATCACCGGGTCTTCGGTCATGCCCTTTGGCGCACCGCTGCGCAGCATCTTGTCCGGCAGCGCATCCAGACGCTTGCGTTCACGTTCGGCTTCGCGCTTGGCCAGCCGGTCTTCGCGCAACCCAAGGGCATCCTGCGCGATCTTCAGCACCACCGGGTGATACAGGCGCACGTGGCCATTGTCGCAGCGGCATTGCTTCCAGTTGTAAAGCGGGCCAATCGGGCGCTCCATCAGCCGCCGCCATTCTTCCAGCGATTCTCCGGCCAGACGCGCCAGCAGGCGTTCATCGACCGGCAGCGTGCCCACCGGGTCTTCCTTCTGCGCGATGTTGAACAGGTCGAAGCCGACCGCGCGGACCTCCTTGTCTGCCAGCAGGCGGAATTCGGAATGAAGCCACCAGTCGAAACGCCACGTTATGAAGAAATGGCTGTCCAGCCGTTCGCCGGACGGAATGGGGTATTCATACAGGGTGTCGCTATCGACCAGCCTGATGGTCTTTGCCGCTTCAGTCATGCTGCCTCCTTTCGGACGCACGTGCCATGCGGTCGCGATACCATTCCGACTGCAGCCGGGTGACATAGTTGCGACCGGCGCGGGATAGTGCCCGCAGACCGGCGCCCTGTTTTTCATATTTGCCCATGCGCCACGCCAGCAGGGCGGGCGCGGACCTCGCCCCGATGCGGCGCATTTCGGCTTCATCCATCTTGCGGCAGGTTTCGCAGCAATAGCGCTGCCAGCTGCGCGCGGGCGCGAAGACGCGCGAACACATCGGGTTCAGACAAACGCCCGGCGAGACCAGCGGAAAATCCGCCAGTTCGCGGTGCGCCGTGACGTGAAACGGTTCCAAGTCAAAATGCGCCGCCGGTGCATTCGCAAGGCGTGGTGCGGGTAGGGTCATGGTGCTGAATTCCCTGCATCGGCGCTTTCCGCGTGAAATGTGACGGCGGCGAAATCCCACCGGATTTGCGTGAACCCGACCGCTGGCAGGCCATAGCGATTGTCGAACCAAGCCTGCATATTGCCAGCGCTGGCGAAGCCTTCGATGCCCGCCAGCTTTTCCATGTTCGCGCCCATGAAGACCGCGCCGTCGATGACCGCACCCCAGTGATGGATTTCGACCGGCTTGGAATGAAGACACGGCACCCGCAGCAGCAGGCGGCAGGATGATGTTCGCATGCCCACATACAGTTGCAGTTCATCGCCAGCGACCGCGTGGCGGCGTTTGCCGTTCGGGCGGATGGTGGACAGCTTGCGGCCCGACAGGATGTCAGGGGCGAAGTCGGTCTGGAAGTTGTAGGCCACCATCAGCGCGACCACCCGAAAGCACCAAAGACCGGCACCGACCCGCCATGCTTCGCAGCATAGTGCATCGCCGCGACCATGATGCGCTCTTGACCGCGCTTCGATTTGCGCTTGACCGCCTTCGCGATGAATTCTTCATCCTTGAACCCAAGGGTGCGGCTTGCAGCCCGCATCGACGGGAAGGACAGGGTGCCAATCTGGAAGCGCTTTGACTTCCAAGGATTGTAGCGCTGCGGACGGGCCACCCGATCAGGGTCACCATCCGCCAAAGCGGCCCAAATGGTATGCGAACAGCACCCGAAGTGCTTGGCGGCATCGTGCACGTTGCCGAAGACCTGCCCGGCGATCTGAACCCGCATCGGTTCTGGCCCGACACGGCCCGTGCCGACGCGATGCAAGGTGCCGTTGCGATAGGCCGCGCGGACCGTGTTCGGGTTCACACCAAGCGCCCGCGCCGCATCGCTGAAGTTGTCATAGGTCACACCACGGATGGTGACAGGCCGGAAATCGGGCCGCGTTCCCAAGGTATCAAGGCGACCACGGCGGACAGCCATGCGCACCTGACCAGCAGTGACACCCAAGGCTTCCGCCGCCGCGTTCGCATCTGCATAGACCGTGCCGCGCACGTTAATGTCGCTATACCGGCGCTTACCCATGACGGCCCCCATCTGCAGGATAGGGGCGGGCCGACAGCCCATAGGCTTCCAGCAGCTTCAGCACGTTCGGGACAACCCGCAGCCGGTGCCAGCGCTGTTCGACCGCGATGCGCGACCGGTCCAGCCGGGTTGCGATGGCGGTGAAGTTGTCACCGGCGGCACGGGCCTTCAGCAGCGCATGGTCATCCGCAGATGACCAAAGCGGGTGAAAAACCGACACCAGCCGTTCCGCCGCATGGGTGGACTTGGCGCGGTTCGACGAAAAGCTGGCGCGGGCGTTCATATCAGCGGCTCCTGCACAGGCGCAGCGGGCGCTGGCACGAACAAATCCGGCTGACGATAGGCGTCTTCGACCCGCTGAAAGGCGATGTCGAAATAGGCGGGGCTTATTTCTATGCCCACCCCCCCCCGTCCATTGCGGGCTGCGGCCACCAAGGTGGTGCCGGACCCCATGAACGGGTCAAGAATGACATCGCCGGGATTGGTGAAATCGGTGATGATTTCGGACATCAACCGCCACGGCTTTTCGGTCGGGTGACCGCCGTGCCGGTCGGGCGGATTGGTCATGTGGCGATAAATGCCGCGCTTGCCGCCTGCATTCCACTTGGCACGGCCTTCGCCCGCCCATGCGGTGACAAAACATTCAGCGCCCTGCGCCGGACCCTGACCGTTCAGCTGCGGCGTGCTGTCCGGCTTCACCCAAATGCACGCCCGCTTGTACTTCATGGGCGACGGATTTATGGCATCCGCCCAACGGGCAACGCCTTCGATGGTGCAGAAGGCTATGAACCATCCCTTACACATGCCCGCCGCCATGTCGGTGAATTCGCTGCGGATGGCGTCGATGCCCACAAAATCCAGCCCGCGCAGATCCACACCACCGTCATTCCGGATGCGCCGCTTCAGGCTGTTCTTTGCATCGTGTAGCGATTGTTCATAGGGCGGGTCAGAAATGATGTGGTCCACCGGACCAAGCCCCGGCATCAGCGCCAAGGCATCGCCCAGGATCAGGCGGCAGTTGCCGATGGTCACGTCTTTCAGGATGGCATCGGTCATGCGGCACCCCCAAATTCCGAACCTTCGGCCACCAGATACACCGGAACATTGTGCAACAGCGCCCAGCAGGCTTCGCGCCAGACACCGCGCGACACATCCCATCCGTCCATCGCCGGGATGACCACGGCACCGCAGGCCGACAGCATGGGCTGGCACCAGCGCGACCAGAACGCATCATCCAGCGGGTCCAGATGCCCCTCGACATCTGCATGGCAGATGGCGCGGGACATCACGATGGGCGAAGCGACGGTGACACCCTCAATGGCGAAAGCCCGCGACCAGCGGGCGGTGCGGACCTCGATGTCAAAGGATAGGCCGCGATCCCATTGCAGGTCATCATTCAGAACGGCCTTGGTGTAGGGCGTGGCCAGATAAGCCATGCGGCCACCGACGCGGCGCACCACGTCCATGAACGGGCAATCCACGTGCAACAGGATGTTGCCGGGATAGCTGGCCTTGAGCCATGGCCAGTCAGGCTGGCGTGGGAAATTGAAATCAAGCCCCATCATGCACCCCCGCACAGGGCGTCATGCAGGTCGGGCCAGCGGGTGCGGGGCAGCGGGAGGAGGTGCCGCCCCGCACCACTGGCAGCGCCGGAAATCTCGGCACTACCCCCAGAGCCAGCCCCACCCGTGGCAGGACCGACCGCGCCTTGCGCCTGTTTGGCGTGGCCGACCAGCTGGCCCACCACGCGCTTGGTCACCGATTGCACCGCAGACCGGTGACCGGCGACCGTCAGGAAATCGGGATGATTGCGGAACGCATCGACCACGGCCCCTTCGACCAAACGCCAAAGCCGCCCGTGGTCGCGATGCTTGCAGACGGCAGGATGACGGGCAGAGGGACGGCGCAGCATGGTCACTCGGCACCCCCATACCCCATCGACTTTTCCAGACGCGCCCGCGCTTGGCGCAGGGCGAACATGGCTTCATCGACTTCCTTGATGGCCTGCGCACATTCATCGGCACAGGTCGATTGTTCAGCCGCCAGAATGGACGAAATCGCTTCGCCGCTTTCCTTGGCGATGCTGGACACGTCCATCAGCAAGCTGCCGCCTTCCGCAGCGGGCCGGTTTTCAAGCCGCCGCGCCATCATGCGGGTGACGGGATAGCGGCCAGCCGCATCTTCCAGCGCGATGACCTCGGCCACCGTCCAGTCCAGATTGCCGCTGACCTTTTTGCTGACAGTTCCCTTGCTGGCACCACCAGCCCCGCCGACCACGCCCCACCGGGCGTTGAAGGTTTCGGCCACCGCGTCATAGCAGCCAAACCAGTCCACAAGGGACTTCATGTTCGCGCGAACGATTTTGCGGAAGTCAGGCATGGGAGACACCCCCGGAATTTGCCGCTACGGTGACCTTGACATTGACTTGCAGGGGGGCACCGCATGACGGACACGAACACCGAAGAACGCCTTGCGGCGATTGAGCGGCGGGCGCTTGAACAGGCCGGGCAGATCGAGGCGCACCAGCTGGCGCTGGTGAGCCTTGTCGAATTGCTGAAAGAAGCCGGGAACGAAACGCTGCGAACCAAGCTGGCGCAGCGCCTTGACCCGCCAACACGCGCTGGCCAAGAAAAGCCGGTAGGGACGTATGGGGAGGCTCTTGCGACTGCGCTTCGTGAAATTGACGAAAATCTTCGGACAGGGCGAGTTTAAGCCGATATTCAGCTTCCGGGCGGCGGTCAGCCGTTGATGCCTCATCGGACGCAAACACCCAAACAACCGCCGCAACCGCAGCATCGAAGCCGCGTCCCCACGATTGGCGGACCTGCTCTTGTTGTTTTTCACGCGCAAAGGTGTCTTCAACAGTCTCAACCACGGGAAACCTCGTTTCCTGTGCACGCGCGGGAAAGCGGTGCAGGGTGAAGCCATGATTTGCCGCGCACATATCCCCGCATCAGCTGGCCCTCTTCATCGGCTCGCCAGCGCCATCACCGGCATCCGCCGGGGGCACGGGGGCCGGATTTTCTTGCATGTATTTCAGGATTTTATCTGCCGTGCGCAGGGTGGGCGACCCATCGCCCGCTTCCCACTTGGCCCACGCAGCGCCCCCCAGCTTTGCAGCACGCTGCACAACCGTCGAAGGCTGAACCCCAAGCGCGTCCGCATAGGCGCGCACCTTTTCCATGAACTGTTCCATGGTTTATGGGTAGTCTTTTTATCCTATGGCCGCAAGGGATTTTAAGTCGATAGGCGGAAAAACCTATTTTGGGTAAGATACCCTCATGACAGACAGAACCTTTGCGCAGCGGCTAAAGGCCGTCATTGAAAGCGACCCGGACCTTACAGAGGCCGGTCTGGCCACCAAGGCCGGGCTAAGCAATAGCGTCATCCGCAAGCTGCTGAAGGGAAGCACGCAAAATCCGCGAGTGGACACCGCGATCAAGATTTGTGAAGCCCTTGGGACAACGCTGGAAGACTTCATGTCTGGCGCTTATGAAGCGGGCCGGGGTCCTGCTGACACAGAAGCACAGAGTATTCGGTCCCTACTGTCTCAACTATCAACGAGCGAGCGCCGTCTTCTGCTAACCTACGGAGAAGGGCTTCGCGATGCTCGGGGGAGTTGGCAGCGCAGCGCCTCCTGAAGGCGATGTATGAAGTCTTCCTTTTGCAATGCACCCTCCCTAATGGTTAGAACATTAAGGGAACATTCACGGGGAATTTCAATCGCTAGATTTAGAGCGCAGGCTGGCGGGTTGCGCACGATGTTGCGCGCGGCCAGCATACAGAAGGCAAAAAGGAGGGAATCAACAGTGAAATTGAAAATTGCAACCTTGTGCGTGGCCATGGCGGCAGCATCCAGCGCATGGGCTGAAGTCATCGTGACGCCGGAGCTTCAGGAAGACCTTGAAGCCCATGAGATGTCACCCGAAACGCTTGCGACGTGGATGCGGGATGTGCTGGACCAGCGCGGGCACCCCTGTAGCGATGTGCTTTCAATGGGTGGGCAGGTGCCGCGAACTGACCCTGAAACACGCCGAAACGTTCGATTAGCGTTAATTGCGAGGAGCGTCCATACTTTATCACTGTGGGCATCCGCGCGGGCTGGAAGGTTCACGACTAGCGCCTGCATGGCTTTCTGCCGGAACGCAGGGGCGGGCTAAGATAGCGAATCTGCTACTAGGGTAATTAGACTATTAATGTTGACTTAGGGCAATTAGACTACTAGCGTGCCCCCATCAAACCGATGGAGGCGCCGATGCGTGACACTGAAGCCCAGCCGCTTGCCAGCGATGACCTGCTGGCCGAACTGGCCACCCCCGACTACGCCCGCCAATGCGGCGACTTCGACGCGGAAACCCGCGCGATGCTGGCCACGGCCTTACCCGAAATCTGCAGCGAACTGCTGCGCTGGCGTCAGACCGCCGCGAACCGCCCCTTTGCCTTGGCGCTGGCCCTGCGGTCGGAGGCTATTGAGGCCCGACTGACTGATGCCCGGCGCGCCATCCGCGCACCTGAACCGATCCACCCCCGCGCCCTGACCGCAGCCTGCGAAACCCTGCTGCACCATTCGACCGACGCCGCCGAGCGCGCCGCCGCATCCGATGTGCTGGCGCAGATGCAGGAGGCTGCGTGATGGAAATGCTGAAAGCCATGAACCCCGCCAAGGCGGCGGGCCTTGCTGCAGCCAAAGCGCAGGCCGAAGCGATGGCCGAAGTCGCCGCTGGCCGCAGCCCGCGCGGCTTTGGCTGGCGGATGCTGCCACGCTTCAAGGTGGTGGACGGACGCCGCTTCCAGCTGCACGCAACGCGCGGCTGGAAATGCGTGGGGAGGGCGTCGTGATGGATGCTCTGCATAACCGCCTTCCGGCCTTCCTGATGAACTTGGAATGCCTGTCCGCCGATGGCCAGATGGACGTCTTTGTGAACGAGGTGATGGAAACTTTCGGGCGGTTCGACCCGCCCGCAGGCGACCGCACCCATCGGTGGGAACTGGACCTTCACGGCATCAGCGCCGATGGCGCGACCGAGGAAGAGGCGATAGCCAACTGGAAGCGCTTGGCCCGCGTCGAACTGCTGGACCGCATCACCCGCGATTATAACGCCCGCCTTCGCTTTGAAGCGGAATGCGGCTGATTTCAGGAGGTTCGACCATGACCATCCGCAGGCTTCGCGGCCCTTATAACCAGCGGCATCATCATCGGCTTTGCCGCAGGGGTCGGCTTCGCCGCTGCCAATGCCGTAATGGCCGCTTTCTCGAAACGCGATTGACCACGAAAGGACTGCCCGTGTTCTACAAAGACGAAAACTTGGCCCTGTTCATCGACGGCCCCAATTTCTATTACACAGCCCGCGC